CGACCCCACCCCTTTATTTCTATATAAAAATAATACAAAAAAATTCCTAAAAAATTTGACTTTCCATAATATATAGTGTATATTTAACTAAAGCACTAAAGGTAATACATTGACATCAAACATTCTTAACCAAGGAGGAGAAGTATGGCACAAGCCGCGAAAACAGAGACTGCGACACCAAAGGCTGATCGAGCAAAGGATCTGGAGAATTATCCTTTTCTCATCAAAACTCTGGTAACATTTACAATGCTAAACCCACAAGGCACCGAGGTAAAGCACAAAGATGAGGTAGTGTTTAAGTTAGATGCTGCATCAGCGAGAATGCCGTGGTATGTTCTCAGAAACTACACGGTACCAAAATACCTCACGAAGAAACATGGGCCATTTGAAGTAGCGTGGCAGAGAATCTACGAGATAAGAATTGAAAAACTTATTAACAGAAAAGATCCAACGGACATAACCGAGATACCAATGCGAGTTATGACCCTCACCCAACTTGAATCATACAATCAGAAGTGGGAACTGGGTGTTGATGTGACTGAGTTTTATTCCGTAGAGAAGGCGAGGGAGATGGTGCAACTTAGGCAGACAGATGAAGAGGGGTATAAGAAACACCTTGCAGATTATAGAGAAGGTAAGCAGAGAACGTATCCGGAACTTGATAATATGAGAGGGGATAATGAGGCCGCGATGGGTGAAGAGGATGAATTTTCTTCCCTTGAAAAGAAAGTGCCGGTATCAAAAAACCCTAAAAAGCCTATGCCAACCGAAGCGGTTGAGCCTAGTGCGGTAGAGAAAGATTTACTAAAGGACGAACCAGAAGACAAGACGGGTCCGGTGGATCCTTTTGCGGGAGTATAGATGAGAAGTTACCCAATAGTATGCCCAAGCTGTCAAGGAAGTGGACAAGGTGCGCCAGATATGCACTCCATGAATACGTCAAGCCTATGCAAAGCGTGTAATGGAACAGGCACTGTGATGTGTACCGATACAGCAAGAGATGGGGGATAAATGACTGATCCCTTTGAACCGCAGCCGGAAACAAAGGCATTGACTGAGAAGGATATTTACTACAACGAGATTAACGAACAAGGCGTTGTAAGTAAATATAAGATCGAGTCTGGTGTCCATGTGAAGGTTGCGGACTTAGGGAATGTAAAAGATTTTTTTAACCGCGCGTTAGCGAGAGCGGCGGTTATGACACTAGACCAAGTTCTGAATCTTGAAGTAGGGGACCTTACCCACCTGGAACTGGCGGCGATTAAGTTAGCCGGGAATGCGGCGATGGGCGATCATAAAGCGACACAAGAATTAGCGGACAGATTGGTAGGGAAAGCGAAACAGGTATCTGAATCTACCAACCTTAACCTCACCATTGATGATATACTCAATGGTGTTCAAGCCCAAGGTGGGGCGATCGATGTTTGAAAAAATCATAGAAGTAGTAGCTTGGGCATTGATGAAGTTGGCAGATATATTTAATTATAAACCATATTGAAGGAGGATAATGACAACAGCTAAAAAAGGTTCTTGCGGGGGTACACCTCGCGTTGGTAAGAAAGGGGATGCTAAACCTGGCCGCGGTGGTGGCAGAGGTAGAGGTTCCGGACAAGGGCGGGGCAGAAAATAGTGTCCGACGCTAAGTTAAAAATAGATCACTTACGAGATAACCTTCCGGAGTATGCAGAGAAGTTTATTCGTATCAGACCTAAAGAGGGGGGCAAATCTGTCCCCCTTATTTTTAATCAAGCACAGATGATGCTCCACCATTTCATAGAAGACATACGCAAAGCCGGGCAACTCGTAAGAGTATGCGTGGTTAAGGGTCGACAACAAGGTGTGTCAACTTACACGGCCGCCCGGTTTTTGCACAAGGCTTCGATGAACCTGGGGGTATCTGTTTTTATTCTTGCCCATATGGCAAAATCTACTGACTACTTATTTGATATGGTTAAAAGGATGTATGGTAATTTACCTGAATCCCTGCGGCCAAGCATTGAGCGCTCCAACAAAAAAGAATTAAAATTTGGTCGCCTCGATTCAGAATATGCACTTGGTACCGCAGGGGCTAAGGAAGTTGGACGATCTATGAACCCTCACCTATTACACTTATCGGAAGCAGCGTTTTATGACAACACAGATGAACTATCAACCGGGCTAATGCAGGGCGTAGCAACTGGACTAAAGACCGAAATAATAATGGAATCAACTGCCAATGGCATTAACAATATGTTCTACAACTTGTGCATGAAAGGCACAGATCCTAATGCACTCACACGATACAAGACCTTATTTATCCCCTGGTTTATCCAGGACGAATACAGAGAAACCCCGCCCCCAAGATTTAAACCCAATGCAAAAGAAGAAGAGTTAATGGAAATCTACGGACTTGCCATCGACCAGATCTTTTGGAGAAAACGAAAATTGGAGGATGAGTATAATAATGACTTATGGAAATTTTTACAAGAATACCCTTGCTGCCTCGCGGAAGCGTTTCAGTCGACGGGTAATACGTTGCTTAAACCAGAAATTGTTGCAACTGCTAGAAAGTGTTCTGCGTATCTTGATTCGCTTGCTCCAATGGTTATGGGTGTGGATGGGAGTGGAGAAGGTTCTGACCGCACTGTCCTTGTTATCAGACAAGGACGAAGGATAGTAGAATATGAAGTACATAATGAACCGGTAAAACCCATGCGCCTAGCGGGCATTATTGCCCAAAAGATTGATAAACTAGGACTTGACATGGTGTTTCTTGATGTAGCCTATGGTTATGGTTGCCGGGACAGACTGGTAGAGATGGGGTATGGCGCGAAGACGATGGACATACACTTCGGAAGTACCCCGCTCATGCCTGAATTATATAGAAATAAACGCGCGCAGATGTATGGATTTTTAAAAGATTGGTTTGAAGAAGGTGGGGTGAGTATCCCGGATGAAGACATATTCGTAAGAGACCTGTTAATGATACCAGGATTTGAATTAAGCACATCCCGAGGATTACTCACCCTACCCTCTAAAGTTGAGATAAAGAAAAATAACGAAGGGATCTCCCCTGACATTAGCGATGCTGTATGTTTGACCTTTGCCTTCCCGGTACGAGCGAGAGGAATGCAGAGCAAGATTCATACAGCCGGGCCTAGTGAAGTCAGAGTGCGAAGCCCTTATAAATCGAGAAGACTATCAGAGAAGTTTGTGAAACCAGAGAAGTCAAGTGAACTCTATATAGGGAGATAGATGGAAATACGCAAAATGCTAGAGACAGATTTTGAAGAGTGTGTTGTACTCACAGCAGAGTTTGTGGAAGAATCTTTATTTGAGTACGGAGTATCTTTGGAGTTAGATAAATTAACCCAGACATACGCCAAGGTGTGGCCTACTAGCTTTGTGGCGGTTATAGAGAGTAAAGTGGTGGGGATATTAGCTGGGTTCATCAACACAGATCTTATGTGCAACGAACCAGTATACGAAGAGATACTCTGGTATATGAGCAAGAAGCATAGAAAATATGGGATAAAACTATTTAAGCACGTGCAGCAGGAATGTATAGTGCTTGGGATAAAGAGAATGACGATGTGCTGTATGCACAACAGTAAGACAGAACAACTATTTAATCTGTATAAAAAACTAGGTTTTCAAGAACAGGAAACTAGATTCGTAAAAGAACTAACATAGGAGGAAGTTATGCCAGTATTCACAAGTATAGGTGTGGCAATAGGAGCATCTGCTGCCGCAGCATTTGCGGTAGGTGTAGGAGCGACAGCATTAGCTATAGGTGTAGGTGTAGGAGCGTATGCTCTTGGTGGTGGATTTGACGGTGATAAAAGTGGTGGGGACTCCAGGGTTCAGGCGGCAACAGGTACAGGCGCGCTTACCCATGCAGAAGCTAAAAACATTGCAAGGAAAAAAGCATATAGGGCTGGTGTTATAAATACAACGCCTACAGGTTTGGATACACCTCCAAATACCTCGACAGCAAAACTAAAATAAGGTGGTGAAGATATGGCAAAGAAACAACCTCAAGTGGGTAGACCACTTTTAGATAAGTTAAAACAAGCACGTGACGGGTATATGGGTGCAAAGATTAATTTCAATAAGCAGTACGCCGCCCTTAGTCAATACTTCTATCAGATTCGGGCCGACCAACAGATGTATACCCCACAGGTTATTCAGGGGCAGTTTGAAAACGATGGTAATGTAAATGATAATGTAGGAGCGAAGAGTGCAAAGTTAATGGCTTCTGCTCTTATGGGTATGATATGGAAAGACGAGAAGGGAACCTTTAGACTTGTTCCTTCCCAGCACATAGAAGAAACTAAAGAGGTAGTAGAATACTTCGATAGAATTACTACAGATATGGCTACCTATATGGAACGCCCAAAATCAAGACTTACCATTTCACTCTTCAGGACTATATTGGAGTCTGTCATTTATGGTACTTCTGGGCTAGTGGTAGCCAAGGGGGGCTATGACCACCCGTTGAGATATTTCAATAAGACAATTCTTTCCTTCTATCTTGGGTACGATAGAGAGGGTGAGATTATGGAAATCTTCATAGACTATACTCTTTCAGCCGATGAATTGTGGGATGCTTATGGAGAGTTAGCTGGCGGGCAGGTAATGACAGCTATCCGGAACAACGATCATATTACAAGGTTTGTTGTGACAGAAGCTATTCGGCCTCGTGAAATGGAGGAAGGCAAGAGTGTGGCTGGAAAATTAGGTATGCCTTATGCAGCCCATCTCTTTATGCCTAATGAAAACATTTATCTTGAAGAGGGTGGATATGAATCCCTCCCAATGAAGGTTTTATTCCACGAAAAGTTGGAGTATGAATCATATGGTAGGAGTCCCGGAATGGATGCTTTACCTACAGTTGTTCAAGCTAACATTGCTGCAGAGATCCTCGCTATAGGAGGAGAACTCACAGCGCAACCCGCACTGGGAATGTTTGACAACGGATCCTTGGCTGGATTGTCGGTTGATCTTTCCGCAGGGGCTTTAAATGTATTTAATGTTGCGGGTACAGTACCAACAGAGAAACCTATTTTTCCACTATTTGCTGTGGGTGATCTTAGAGTTATGTACGAATGGAGAAAAGAATTACAGATAGAAGTTGCGTCTTACTTTCTTCTCGATAAACTTTATGATCTCCAGCAAAAACAACGTATGACTTTAGGTGAAGCGGTGATGAGGGAACAGATAAGATCAGATTCTCTTTCCCCAATATTCTCACAGCAGATGGCTTTCTTGTCAGAGGTGCTTACGAGATCAGTAGATATTGTCTTTGGTATGGGACTTTTTGGTGTGGCGGATATTAACAATGAAAATGATCCTACAGTGAAAGCACTTATGGAGAGTGGCCACACCCCATTCGCTATACCAGAAGTTATTCTTGACGCGATGTTAAAGGGGATAGACTGGTATGATATACAGTTCATTTCTCCTGCAGCGAGGATAATGAATAACGAGGAACTACAGAGTACCCTCAAGTTTATATCAGTAATGGGCGAAGCCGGGGCGATTAGCCAGGAGTTTATTGATGTCATCGATCCTGATGGCACCGCCACGAAGCTAAAGAAACTCACAGCTACTGATTCAGTTGTTGTGCGTACGCAGGAACAAAGAGACGCCATCCGGAAACAGAGAGCAGAATTTCAGATGGAAATGGCCAAGGTGGAAGCTGGAGCAAAACAGGCAGCGGCAAACCAGGCTAATGCACAAGCAGACGCAGCCCGCAGTGGCGCTGTGCGTAATTTAGAAAGTTCAGGACAACCGCAAGGAGTTTAAACATGACAGAGGAAAAAAAGACATTCAGTAAGGCAAGTATTCTTGAGAAGCAAAAAGGGCAGCAGGAAGAATACGAGAAGAAAATGGGAGAGATGCGTAAAGCACTCGAAGAGGTAGCTTCAACAACTGGTGGGGAAAGAGTATTGAAGTATCTTTTTCTTTTAAGTGGGGGAGATATGGGGTCGGTTCGTAGAGACAAAGAAGGGGTAATTGATACAGATGACACCCTTTTAACTCTTGGAGCAAAAAGCGTGTGGGAGTCATTGCGGTACGCGATGACATCAGAAACTATTATGAGAATTGAAAGACACAATTGGGAAGTATAACAAAAGGAGATCAACATGACAACCGGAGCAATGGGAACAGGTGCCGCAGGCACAGGAGCAACAGGAGCAACAGGCGCAGGAGCAACAGGAGCAACAGGCGCCGCGGGTACAGGAGCAACAGGTGCAGCTATCAAGGACAAACGATTAAATAAGATTACTGTCGATGTCCCAGAAAAGTATAAGAATGAGGCTTGGGCGAAAGAGGTTACGAGTGTAGACGATCTCTTTGACAAGATGGCCGGTGCGCAGAAACTCATAGGTAAGGATAAGATTGTCCTTCCTGGAGATGGTGCTACCGCGGAGGAATTAGAAGCCTTTCAGATCCGTATGGGAAGACCTGAAACGGCAGAAGGCTATGAGTTTAATAGTATTTCCGAACTCCAGGAAGTAGAGAGGAATGTGGACCTAGATACCGGGATGAAGAAGATCTTTCTTAAAAATGGAGTGTCCAAAAAAGCTGGGGAAGGTATTGTAAATGACTATGAATCCTTGATTTATAGCATGAATAAACCCACTATTGAGGCTTCGGCACAGAGGAATATGGATTTTCAGGCGTTAGCTGATGAAACATTAGGAGAGGATAAAGCTAGTTCGGTAGCCGCCTTTAAGACTGTTATGAAAGAATCCCTGGGGGATAAGGCCTATTTAGTCGACAAAATTGAACATATGAGTAATGAGGAACTTATGCCTCTGATCGTGTTTAGTAAGAACATTCACGATAAGTACACCGGGGAGAACAGAGTTCAATCGCGTCCGGGCCATACAACGGCAATGACAGGAGATCTCAAGACCGATTTCCAGGCATTATCTCAGAAGAAGATTGCAATAAAGAATGATAATAATATGCCCGCACACATTAAAAAACTTCAGTTGGCCAACCTAAATACCCAGATAATTAAAATTGGGGGGAAGGCTTCAGAAGCAGGCGTAGATTTATTTAAGTAATAAATTTGACAAAGTGGTATAAGTAGTGTATATTTAAGTTACAGATATAACGTCCGTAATGGAACGGGTATCGACCTAGTCGTCCGGCTTAAACGGGTATCGTTAGTAGATGTAAAATATTTATTGATGAACCTAACTAAGGAGGACAAAATGGCTAGAGCAGATTATGCAGGTGTGGAGACAGTTTTAAAAGATGATTATTTAGGTAATCTTTTAAAGATCCCACAACAGACAGAGACAAGACTTTTCGGTGGCTTCGCAGAAGTTACTGTAGAAGGTAAACAAATGTATATCGATGGGATCGCTCCTGTTGATTACAGGATAGACAATTCATACGACGCTAGTTCTGAAGGCGTTGCCGCTAACTATTTCCGCAGAAAATTAGACACAGACAGAATGATTATCGAAGTTGACTATGACGAACATTGGTTTCGTAAGACCACTTCTTCCAATCCTTCTTCTCTTATCACACAGGAAATGATGAACGCAAGTTATCGTTTTCTTGATAAGGTCGGTATTGATGCGTCAGTTGCTACGGTACAGTATGGCGAATATGGTACTACAGATCTTACATTTGCGAATGATGGTGGTATTACATTAGACGCAACTGGTGGTATCACGATAGATCTTCTAAGAAAAATAAATCACAGATTCACAGGTACTGAAGTTGTTTCTCCGAATGGTATGAACAATGTTAAGTTTGTTATCTCGGAAGACGAACAGTATGATATGGGTGGAATCACACAGCTTACATCGTGGCAGTTCCAGTCTATCTATCCGTCAAATGCGATGGGTGCTGCGAATGAATCAGGTTTCGGCAGACAGCTTGGTATGCAGAATGTCACCTTTGGTGCGCAGTCGGCTACTGGCAAGATGCTGAACGAAGCGGCTGCAGTAAGAGATTGTTTGGCTCTTGCTAATGGCGCTATGGTTTATGGTATGGCTTCGGATGGTATTAGCTTCGAGATCATACCTCTTTCAGAGACAAAGATTTCAACTGTAAGGTTGAGACTTACTCTGACAGCAGGTGCGGTTAGAACTAATGGTAACAATGTTATCAAGTTCCAGACCACAGTTAAAGATCCAGCTGTATTTTATTAATAGACGATAGGGTAGGGGATTTGTTTCCCCTACCCTTTGTTTTAATATAACAATAAGGAGACAAGCAATGGGAAGCGAATTATATGATCTAACTTGGAAAAAATCAAGTGAGCTTTCGGCCGGAGGTACTGCGGCGGTTGCGACTGATAAGGTTATTTTACTTACAGAGACAGGCGCGGCAGGACCAGTAACACGACCAGCTTCTGACTTTTTAAGTGGCGTTGGCTCTACAGGTGCAACTGGACCAACTGGAGCGGCAGGAACAGCAGGCGCAACTGGAGCCACAGGAAGTACCGGACCATCGGGACCTTCCGATGGAACAGGAGCAACAGGACCAACTGGACCAACTGGAGGAACCGGACCATCTGGACCTTCTGATGGTACAGGTGCAACTGGATCGACTGGGGCAACTGGACCAACAGGAAGTACCGGACCATCTGGACCTTCCGATGGAACAGGAGCAACAGGTGCAACAGGAGCAACAGGTGCAACAGGAGCAACAGGAGTGCAAGGTACACAAGGTACAGCTTCAACTGTAACCGGACCTACTGGACCAACTGGTCCTACAGGATCGGCCAATGCAATCATCGCACAGGTGAATGTTTCACTCGCAGAGTTAAACGCAGGGAAAAATATTGTAGCCGCAGTAGAGGGCTATTCTATTCTTCCAGTTGATTTCACTCTTGTGTGTAACGGAAACTTCTCGGGCCTAACGGCTTTGGAACTCACCGATACAAGTGAGACGGTAAACGTCTGCACTATCGGTCAGGACCTTTTAGATGATGATGTAGCACTTGTAAGGGATATGAATGAGCCGAATATGCAGCTTGGCGTAGGTTTAGCCGAGAGTATAACTCCGGATGAAGCCCTGAAGGTGATAGCAGTCGGTGGAGCAGCAACCGGTGGTACTGATATGATCATAACTGTGACATATGTTTTGATCGCAACGTAACAACGTAACTTAAAACAGGAGGAAAAGAAATGGCTATAGTAGACAAAACAACATATAAGAAAAGTTCTGCCAATATACCGGTGGACGCAATCGCGGCAAGTGGCGCAGATCTTATGACGATAGTTGCTAGATGTACTATCACGACAGCTGATAGCGCAACATCTATCTTTAGAATATGCGAAGTCCCTTCAAACTTTGTGCCAGTAGCAGGGGAACTAACCTGTGCGGCTCTTACTGGGCTAGATGATGTTGATCTAGGTCTGTATGAGAACACGGAACAGGGTGGCGCGGTTATTGATGTAGATGCGTATCTCGATGGTGGAGACATTACAAGTGCTTTGGCACGTGGTAGTGGGCTTGCGGCAACGTCAGCAATATCTCTAGCAAACCAGGGTGCGGCTAACTACACTTTGGCGAGTGATGTTTCGAGCGAAAGACAGACATATGTTCTTGCTCTCACAATCAATAAAGATTGTGCGGCGGGTGGCGATGTTGTTCTAGTTCTGCATCTTGTTCGACGCGAATACGCAGCAGCGTAATTACGATCTAAGGGAGAATGTCTGATGTCATGTTGGGCAGAGAGAGGTAAAACTCTCTCTCTGCTTCTCCCCCTAAAAAGGAGTTAATATGTCTGTATCTAATTCAAAAACGGACATCGTTAATCTTGCTCTGGACGTAATTAAGACTGAGAACATTAACGATGTAGAGATACCAGGGGATGATAAAGCAGCAGTTGTGCTTAATAGATGGTACGACGATGTCAGGCAAGAGTGCCTTGAAGGTTTCCCTTGGAACTTTGCTACAAAAAGAAGTGCTATACCTTTAAGTGGAACGGATCCTACCTTTGGATTTGATGACGCCTATGTCCTACCCAACGATTATCTATCTTTAAATTTTATTAAGTATTGGGATTACCCTCTTTCTCAATGGAACTATGTTATTGAGAATGGGTGTATTTATATGGACAATAGTGGTGCGGCTTCACTAAACGTAGGGTATACCTACGATCTAACTTTGACTGTGAAATTCAGTCCATCTTTTAAAATATTCTTAGCGTATGCTTTAGCAGATAGAGTTGTCTTTAAATTAACAGGTAATGTAAGTTTAGGTACTCGCATAACCCAGACAAGGAAGACAGCAGAAATAAATGCGAGGGCTAAGAACGGAAAGGCTAATCCTCCGATAGCGTTTAGACAGAGTAAGATGCTCAATGGGCGTAGGGTGTATGGTGGCTCTTCCATAAATGGTCTACATACGGGGCATAATGGCAGAACTTAACGCACCTATTTATGATTTTAAACACGGGATTTTGACCCCCAAACTTATTGGGCGTCCTAACATAGTCCTATATAAGAGTGGAGTTCTAGTTGGTGAGAATTTTCTTACCCAGTTACACGGACCCACTCAGTTTCGTTCGGGTACAGTTTACTCCCGAACTACACGGCGCAATAATATTGCTCACTTTATTCCTTTTACCTTTGCGGATGATGAGGCATATACTCTTTCGTTTACAGACGGATACCTTCGTTTTCTAGTAGACGGGGCTGTGGTTACAGAGACCAGTATTAGTATAACAGGTATCACCGCAGCAGATCCCGGAGTTCTTACAGCAGTAGGCAACACATACGTAAATGGGGATGAAGTGTATATAAGTGGATGCGAAGGT